ATATACTAAGTCCTTTTATGAAATTATCAGGCAAACCTAATTTATCCGCCAACTTCATTATAACTTGATAATGAGTAGCATCAGGATGCTTTAACTTAGTTTTATGAGTAACATAACAGATTAAAGAAATTAACTCCAATTTTCTTTCAAAAGAAGTCATTTTAGCATCTGCTTTAGGATTTAAGTATCCTGTACTAAAATAAGTTTTATAAATATTCTCTAATTCCTTATACTTCATTGAATTGATAGCCTTTTACTATATTTAGATAAGCTACTGTCTTTAATAAATAAAGAGCTTCTTTCCAACCTAATAAAAATAACTTAGAGGTCATTGGATAAACTCTTGTATCGTATTCGGGAATAGTAGACACTACAAGGAAATTTCCTTTTGTGATAGCTTTTTCAACATTATAAAATTTCTTAGCAACTAATTTAAGTAACCAAGAATAGAAAGCTATTTCTCTTTGATAACTATAATAAGTTGGATCAAATATAGTAGCAGGTCTTGATGTTGTTTTCAAATCATTCACTGTTATAATATTCTCTTCAGTATCTATACTAAAGTTATCTAATTTAGCCTTCAATTTATAAGTTCTAGCATCATATCCAGGAACTTCCATCTTAATATCCATTAAAATAGTTTTCTCATTTCCTATAATAGGTTTCTCTGTAAGACCTTCGGGATGTAACAATTTCTGAATTTCTTCATTAGCATTTAGAGTATGTAAGCAGTTATGTAACAATTCAAAATTCTTTACATCAGTATAAATTCTTTCCTTGTCACCTTCCTTCCATGGATTACTTTGTTCATATAAGAATCTATCTCTCCAATAAGGTTCTGCTTTAGTTCTAAATTCATGTAAACGACTAGGAGTTAGTTTGTCTTTATAATACCCTACCTCATATGATTTAGCTTTAATTTCATCATCAGTAGGAGTTTTTCCATCTGATTTATATAAAGCTTCTGCCATTAAACCGGCTTTAGCTGTAGGTTTAAAAATTCCATTAACTACTTCATAATCATCGCCTTGAAGTACTATTTGGTGAATAAGACCTCCAGTTTCAAATGAGGGATTATATTCACTTTTTAGTCCTGCAAAGAATGCTTCAGCTCCATCTGTCTTTAGTTTACCTAGTCTACTATTAGAAATATAATCACTATATTGTTCACTAAAATATACAGAATCACTAATATCTTCTAATCTTAAAGAATCTAGAATTGGGGTTATTTTTACCTGTTTTATTACTTCATTGTCAAGTGTCATTTACTCGAAATACTTACTAAACTCCTCGAATATTCCCATTTCCTTAGCTAAGAAATATACATCCTCAATCTCATTATAATCCAAGGAGTATATCTTCAGAATAGGACCATATTCTTTATTATTATCTCCGTCAATTAATAGACACGGGATTCCAGCCATATTCAAAGCTTTCCACTGATGTGGAGAATCTTCAATAAATACGTCTACTCTTCCCTTTATGTATTTAGATTTTGGAATACTATATCCAGGAACCTGGAACAAAGGACTATTAGGTAAATCATTAATTTCGATAGCTTTCTTAGTCCAACATTTTTTATTGACACGTGAACTACAATAAAGTTTGGGTTCAAAATTAGGCCTCCTTATTACAGGTAAATTTACCCAAAAATCACGTTCTTTACTAAGGATATGTTCAACATTCCTTGTTATAGCCCAATCATATTTAGGCCATTTCTTAAAACGTTGAATATACCCTTTAGAGAATCCAAAGATTGTGTCATCTAAATCACAACCAATTTGTAGTTTTTTAATCATTAGTTTTAACAGTCGTTAAATCTGTTTCAACCATAAATGTTTCTTTCTCTTCTTTAGAAAGGTTCTTGAATGAAGTAACCAATCTTTTTACATAAGTTTCTCTTTTCATAATAATTCGTCTATTTCTTCTAAATCTGATAATGCTATACTATAATGATCGTTGAGATATTCTCTCAACTGTTCCCAAGTTTCTACTGTATTTAAAATATAATCATCATCTAATTGTTCACCATATTTGATAACTAATTTCTCTACAGCATGATTGTAGGATTTTGCAACAAGAGTTTTAATACTGGGCCAATAGTCTGTAGGACATTCTGCCCACAAATACTTATTCATTTTTTAATTTTAAATTTAAATAATCATATAACATCTCAACAGGAGCTAACACTAATGTTCCTGGACTGTTTCCACCTTCTTTATCTTGTTTTTTCCAAACAACAACAAATGGTTTATCTTTTAATGGACATTCCTCTTCTATTTTAAAATATGAAGGAACGGTTTGCGTTGCTTTACATTGAATATAACAAGGAAGATTTCCATCTAAATCATCTACATCTACTTTGGAATTATCCAACATTTTACTATTTGAACGACTACTCACAGTGTGATAACCCATATCATTTAGTCTATGAATAACGTCTAGCTCTAATTGTGAACCTTTTTGCTTAGACCTCTTAGCAGTATAATGTTTTTTAGTGTGTGGGTCAAGCCATTCCACTTGTATTCCATCTTTAGGAATACTATTTTTATTAGCTCTTATTTTTAATGTCTGTACTGATAAAGTAGTCATTTCTGCTGCTTTTTCTATAGTATCATACACAAATGTGTTGCCTCCTTTATCAGTAATCTTGACTCCAGTATTCAGCTACTTAGCTTTTGCCATCGTATTTACTATTACTTGTTTCTCTAAGATAAATACCAATTATCTTATACCAAATATCTTCTGCAGTATATTCACTATTTTCTCCTAATCCTTTATTTATGATTTTAAATACTTCTTCTTTTGTCATAGGTTTATAACATAATTACTTAAAGTACATAAAGCATCATCAAGCATATCAATAGTCATTTCAATTCCTATAGTTTCACCTTCTAATGCTTCACTTTTTAAAGTATAACAACCATAATAATCTGGACATGGATCTGTCCATTCTGGAGAATATTCATTGTGAAAATCTTGCCAATCAATATAAATAGGAGGCTTAATGTTCATCTTATTAATATCATTGACATCTAATAAGAGTGCTCTTAATAACCTCTTCTCTCTATCATTGATAGGTAAAGTTTTTATATTCTCATAAGTAACCCTCATTTTCTTTCGTGAATTATAGACCACCAAACATTTCTTTCTAAATATTGTCCTCTAGGAATAGCTTCAACCCAAGGCAATGTTATTTGAAATTCCTTAAGTTTATGACCACACCATATTGGAGGTAATCCTCCACATTGTTTAAGCTGCGGAATATCAGCAAATACATGTACTCCTGTCCAATCTCTAGCTAAGTATACTTTCATCTTTTAAATTATTTATTATTTGTTTAAGAATTTTCTTAAACTTTTTATTCATTTTTCGTACTCTCATTTAAACTTATACTCTTTAAAAAAATCATTCACATAGTCTTTCATATTATCTACTCCTACTAATTTGATGGAGTCTGTAAAGTCTTTAGACAAATAGAAAGGAAGATAAAAATAATTTAATTCTGGATGCTGCTTACGAATAAGCCACATATTATGTAATCCAGGTCTATCATTATCATAAAGTACTAGAATATGCTTAAATCTTTTCTTAAACTCTTCAAGTTTCTTTTCATCAACAAAAAGAGTTTCAGAATTAGGACTAACAGCAGCAATACCAAATCCATAGAGAGCTACTACATCTTTCATAGATTTAGTAATAACTAATAAATCTCCAGTTTTTGGTAATTGGTGATAACCTTGTAAGACTTTTTTAGAAAGATTGTTTAGAAATCTATACTCTGTTTTTAATGGAAAATATACTTTCCACTTTTCAATACCATTCTTATCTTTACCAAAATAATATCCATAAATAGGACTATTTTCTTCTGAAGTAAACTTTAATTCTCCATTAAGGAAAACATGTTGTATAGAAAAGATATGATATTTCTTTAATAGCTTTTTAGAAATTCCAAATGATTCCCACCACTTTAATTCTTGTTCAGTAAAATCCTTTATTTGAACTTGAATTCGAGTTTTCTCAGTTTCTTTTAAAGGTTTAACAATTATAGGAGCTTCTTTAACATTATTAGAACCTTTAATTAAATTGAAATCTCTAGCTATAATATTTAGTGCTTCATAATAATTCACACCATATTTCTTCATTACTACTTGAAAACAATTTATATGTTCATTAGTAGCAAAATCATGAAGATATAATATATTAGACTTTGACTTATATAAAGCACAAGTTACCTTATGGTCATTTCTAAACGGAGATAGGTGTAACTTTTTACTAGTTACATCTATTCCGGTATAGAATTGCATTATAGATTCTTGATTTACTCCTTTAGAAAATATAAATTCTTTAGTTACTTCGGGTTCTAATGCTGAAAAATACATAATTATTTAAATTTTCTAAACAAGAATCTATAGGCGATAATTAATCGTCTAGATCAATATCCTCAAGGTCTACATCATCATCAGCTACATCTGGATTACTATCAGTTGTCTCCTTCATAGGAGTTGGTTTAGCCTCCTGATACTTCTTCATTTGAGTCAACTCATAGTTACTCCAAGTAAGAGCTTTAGCATCAGTAGAAACAAAGTTCAGAACTGAAGGCTTTGTTTCAGCCTTAGCATCTTTACCAAGTACACAAGCACTAGGAAGAGTTGAGAATGTTTGGTTGTTTGTAGTACGACCTACAAGCTTCAAGAAGAACTTAACATCAGTCTTACCTGTAAGAGCCTTAATAATAAGATCTATAAATTGATCCATAGTCTTTAGTTTAGAAGCATTCTCTTTAATCTTCTCAGCACCCTTAGGATTAATTACCTGAGTAAGCTGCATCAGAGTATACTGGAACTGCTCAAAAGCAGAAGGATACTTAGCACCACTGGTTTCATTAACTCTACGCTCAAAGTCAGAGTCCTTAGTAGGTACAAACAGATTGTGATTATACACACCTGTCTTATCACCACATCCTGTAAACTCAAGAGCAATTACAGGATATTCAGTACCATCCTTACCTTTAAGAGAAGTTTTCTCAATCTTAGTCAGATTAACCTCATAAATATCATAAGGACGAAGATACTGAGGACCATTATTTACGAAAGAAGTTTCACCAATTGCGCTAAAAGAAAAATTTGCCATAATCATTAATACATTTTAAAAATTAGTACATTATATAGTACCATCATAATTATCTTATTGATTAATCTTTACGTTAAAATTATATTTACTCTACATCAAGATCAAAATCAATATCTGCTGCTTCAACTCCATCTTCATCAATATTCAAATCCTCGTCTTCAGGATTAGCGATTTCTTCTGGAATTTCCACTGTATCATCCTCTTTTTGAGGAGCATCTCCAACTAGTTTAAACCAGCCATCTTTACCTTCATAAGGTACTACATCAAAGATTGTACCATACTCAGCAAGATTATCATGTTTAGAACCACGACAGCTAATAGTATTAGTCTTAGTAAGTCTATTGCCTTTAGCCATGTCCTCCATCATAATAGGAGTGATTTGTTTTCCTTTCTTCTCGAAACGAATGTCAATCTTCATTTCAGGTTCCCAACCTACAAGAGCCATAGCTGCTTGGTTCAGTTGAATCTTACCTTCAAGAAGAGTGGCTTTAGGATTTGGATCACCGTCATCCTTTGGCTTACGAGTTCTTGTACCAGAACTTGTAGTCTTTTTAGCATCTTTAAAATCTCCAAGAGTTGCCTCTTTGGTAATAATTTCACCTGTCTCTTTATCAACAATAGACAGAATAAGCTTAGCTGATTGAATTTCCAATTCCATTATAATTCTTCTTCGTCGTCACCGTTATTGTACTTGTCAATAACCTTAAGTATCTGATTGAGGTCATTATCAATTTCCATATCCTCAAACATATCCATTGGAGTCTTAGCAAGACACTTACCATCATTATTAGTGATTAGTTTATATTGCATCTTACCATCATCTCCCTCTTCTACTTTAGTGCAGAAGATATAAGTAAACAATCCCTCAAGAGTTACCTTTTCAGCTAGAAGTTTTCCAACTGTCTTGATAACATATTTAGGATCAATTTCTGTTCCCACGTTTTCACTATGAGTTAAGAAACACATAGTACAGTCCTCACGCATTTGTTCTGAATATCTTAAGATTTCCATAAGATGTTGAGCTAATTCACTAAACTTGGTATAACCAACTTCAGTTGCTCTATCTACAAACTCATAACTCAAAATATACTGCATATCATCAAGAACAACAGTTTTAATATGAGGCATCTTTGTATTAATTATCTTAAGAATCTTAAGGATTTGCTCCCAATTCGATTGAACATAATAATTTCCTGATATTTCTTTAGTTTCCTTATTAATAGTAAACTTCTTATACTTACTCTTCCAAGCGCGAAAAGGAAGTGGTTTACCTGTTGTACTAATAATAAATGTAGTCTCAGGATTCATGTTTCTTAAACTAGTACTTTTTCCAGTACCCGATTCTCCGTAAATACACAGAGTTTCACAAGCCATACTTAAATTATTAATTTAAATTTATTTTCTACAGTACTATCTTCTTTTATGGAAACATCTTCATCACCCTCTTTATTTAATAAATAATCTGGGGTGAGATATTTAGTATAGTCATAAATATCATTAGGTAGTGGTAATTCTGCCCATACATTAATTCCACCATGGAAATTAACAGCAATTTCTTTATCAGCTTCTCCAAATCTTGTTTTAAGAATTTGAATCATTCTAATATGGTCACCAAGAGTTTTAACATCATATCCTCTATGAACATTTAGTTTATCTCTATTAGGACCATATAAAGCTATTACTACTTCAGCTGCATCAGTAGTATCTCCAGTTTCCTTTAAATCAGATAGCTGAATTCCAGTTCTACCTGCTTTAAATCTTTCTATATTACTTTGCTCTCTATTAATTTGTTGAATTAGTGTTGGAGATATTCCACACATATTTCTAAGTGTGATAAGATAAGCTACAGCTGTATCAATTTCTCCTTTTTTATTACGACCATTAGAAGGTTTAAACAAACCAACGTGGTCAATAACAACTTCATACAACAAATCTGGATTATCTGGTAAATAAATCTTTCTATTCTCTGTTTCTGTAAACTTACCAAACTTTTCTAACTTTTGCATTAGAATAGCATATAGTTTGTCTGCATTAAGAGATTTATCATATATATGGATTTTCTTTTCAATTTTATTAAGCCACTCCATACTATCCATAACAATTTGATAGTCTTCATCACTTAAAATATAATCCTTTTTTCTAGAAAGAATCTCTTTAACAGAAAGTTCTTTTCCATATTTTTCAAATATATATGTTGAAAGTAATTTACCAAATATAATAGTAGCAGGCATCTCCAAACTAAAATAGGACACATAGAAATTATCATCATCTAAGTGTTCCATTAGTGGTCGATACACATAAGCATATAAAATGAAACTTGATTTACCCTGACCAGTACCTGAAGCCAATACTGTCATTGTTCTTTTAGTAACTCCATCTATCACAGACTCGAGTTTGGGTAAACCCATAGAATAACCTTGGGCTCTTCCTTCTCTACCTAAATCAATTTCTTGGAGTAAAGCCTCTGCTATTGTCATAGTTCCTCTACAGACTCTATATACGCTATATTCCAATGATCTGATTGAATAATAGCCATAGCTTCTGCAGGTCCCATAGCATGACACCACTCTTTATCGTAATCACCACCTTTAGTAGTGAATCTTACTAAATATTTTTTCATTATAGTAATTGTGTTGACTCAAGATTAATGTTAATGGTATTACCTTCTCTAAAAGCTTTTAAGGCTTCATATGCTCTATCTACAATAAATCTATCAAGAGTAGTAAAGTTATAACCATTTTCAATACCCCAACGAATATTATCCAAAATTTCTTTATGAATATCTGGATTATTCTTAATTTGTTTAGCATATTTAGCAAAAGCA